GACAAGGTTGGATCTATCTTCTTAGGCAATCCTCATCAGCTGGCTACTAAAGCTATGCAGCGGATGATGATTGGTGCTGTAGCACGTGCTTATAAGCCTGGTGAGTCTATGTCCTGGTTACCGATTCTTGTCGGTGCTCAAGGCGTAGGTAAGTCCATGTTTGCACGCAATCTTGTGCCTGATCAACTGTTTTCAGAGATCACCACACCTCTGGAAACGTTGATGCGTGAACAGTATCGGCTGCACGTTGCTTGGTTGCTGGAGCTTCCTGAGATTGACAATTACTTCAGCATGAAGAACATTGAAAATTTCAAGAACCTAGTAACAAGCAGGGTAGACGAGGTTCGTTATCCGTATGCGTCACTCCCTTCTAAGTTACCCAGGCGCTTTGTGATGATTGGTACTACCAATCGAAACCAATTCCTGGTTGACAGTACAGGCAACCGACGCTTTGTACCGCTAGAGATTGGGCTTGGCTTCCAAATTCCATGGAAACGAATTGCCCAAGAGCGTGATCAGCTGTGGGCTGCTGCAGTCCATGCCTATCGCGAAGGTGTTCCCTATGAATTCAATAGTGGAGAGATTGCTGAAATTGCAGATTACATTCAAGAGTTCGGTGATCCCGACCCTTGGACCGATAAAATTGCATCGTATGTGTCTATAAGAGAGGAGGTAACTGCAGCTGACGTTCTTACTCAAGCACTCGAACTTGATCCTCGGAATCAAGGTCGTAGAGAAAGTAGACGTGTAGCTGACGTTCTTCAATCAATGGGTTGGAGACGGATCGTTACTTCTAGGAAAGACGAAGGAACGGGTAAACGAAAGTCTATGCGTCTCTGGATTAGACCTAAAAGTGATCCTCTCAATGAAGATCACATCTTGAACGATTTTTAATTACACATATTTCACATTTAGGTATTACTATGAAAACATCGGATATCAAGCTTGGGCTGCGTGTGCGTGTTAGCTCAAACGGTATGACAGCACTAGTTGTTGGAACACCTGAGTATTACACTCCGCGAGCAAAACTAGTCCGTATTAAATATGAAAACAGTACTCGCTATGAGTACATGATTAACCATCAACTATCAGCACTGCCTGTTAAAGAGCAGTATCCAGCTAACGGTGGTGAATATGTAAAACCAGAAGGAGACTTTTAATGGCTGAAGCTCAACCTAGTAAAAAGCGTGGAGGCCATGCTTATGGCAGACGCGTTAAGCAAATGTCCAACACAGCTGTCGAGGGTGAGCTTTGCCTTTATCACGGCCATTCGCTTGGCAGATTCTCAAGCCACTCAATGCGGTATGACAGCCATCAGGCATGTGTCCGCTGCGTTGCTGGAGCACGAGAAGGTCGGATGTCATTTGACATTGACAAACTAGTCAAGAAAAACCGCGTCAAAGCTTTGAAGTTTTGGTCACAGGTTGAGATTGGTGCCCCTGACGAATGTTGGAATTGGAGGGGGTCCATTAACAAGCGCACTAAGCAACCTCAGTTTGCTTGGAGGCGTCACGGTATATCTAGCAGCACACAGCATCATCCACAGCGAGTTGCTATGTGGTTTAGCTGGGGAGATCTTGGATACACTGCAGTCAAAACGACATGCGGTAACAAGTACTGTTGTAACCCATTCCATTTAATTCCACAAAACATTGGTGTATTTGTGGATCAAGAAAGCTACTTCGAAAGTTTCGAATTAGCTTGTGAACTCCATACACTTAAACAGCGTGTAGGAGAGTATGTGATGGAAGAAGCACTGAAAGAACAAGAAAAAGCTATGAATGCTGAAGAGCTCTCTGCTCGTGAAGCATTGATTCTGGATCCAAATTCTTTATACGGTGACAAGTTTGAAGCTGTAATGCTTGATCTGCTTGCAGGTAATCATCCAAGTCAAGCGTCTACGTTGGATCCTGACTTACATCATGGGCCTACAGATAATGGCGAAGATGATGAAAACCCCACGAGTGATTATTAAATTTCTTATCCTAATACAAGAGTCATTCAATTATGTCAAGACGTACAGATTTACTGCAACAACTGATTAGATCAGACAAGTGGGGTGAAGAGAAGGAGCAAGAACAAAAGTTTCTTGCTGCTACAGCTGAACTCATTCTTACAGATCTAATTAATATCGCAAGCAACGGTGTTCTCGCACGTGGTGCTGGCAGTCTGGTAATCAATTTACAGAACGATTCCACAACATTTATGAGTGGATCTGATATTGAACGAGATATTGTTGTCGCTGAAGGTGCTGATGATGATGAAGTAGTTAAGTTCCTGCGAAAGCTGCTTGAAGAAGTTGACGAGAATGACTGGTCTAATAACGTACTAATTACATTAATCAGTGATGCTGGAACAAGAACATTTAGCGTGGAAGCAGGTGGGAGCCAAGAAAGCTTCCGAACGTTCGCAGAAGAATTTAGCGGATAAGCTCAAAGCTCAAGGTTTAAAACTGCCGCTGTATCCAACTCCTCAGCTGATTGAGCGTGCTCGATCTGTAATGGGCGGCATTGACTTTGATCCAACTTCAGACCCAGTCCAGCAGGTTCTGGTGGATGCAACTTCAGTTCCATCAATGGATGTCAATCCTTTGCATGAAACCTGGCATGGGAATGTTTGGGTATCTCCTAAGGGAGCTGTACGTAATACACGTCTTTGGTTAAACAAAACAATCAATGAATATAGGAACAATCATATTAAAAGCTTTGTCTTTTTTACTAGCGCATCTGAGATCATTCGTGCTACTCCTGTTCTTTGGGACTATCCTGTATGCATTCCTTTCAGGCGCATTAAACAACTTCGCGCTACAACGAACGGTTTTGAGCCCGTCTGCCCTTCTACATGGAACGTCCTTATCTACGGTCCACCCTTAGAAGAAGTTATTTCTGACATTGATAAGGTCACTCTTTTCTATAACACTTTCCGTGATGTAGGCAGAGTTATCTTTAATGAATACGCAGGTGACGGTTGGGCTAAAGATCTAGAGTATTTCGAAGATCGTAAAGGTGATGTCGGATGAAACACATATCACCTAAATGCTTATATAATTTGCCTTCAGGTAATGCTGTTCATCCGTGTAGGCTTATTCACAAAGATGGTACTTTGATGTGGAAGCATGCACTGCTCTACAACAACAAACTATCAGTACCAACGGAACAAGCGCATGAAGCACACATAATAAAAACTGCTCAGCGCCTAGAGGAACTGAACAGTTGGGTGTCTCTTGATCTTGAACCGTGGGATTGTCTAATACCTACGGGGTGGTACGTACCCCATATCCCAGACCTTAGTAACGGTATCTCTGTATATTTTAAGCACTTTAGCCGCGATACTACGGAGGTTTATGACTTGCTTCTGCCTCATATCCAAGACCATGAAACGTTGCACCAATCAAGTCAGTATCTGTTCTTCAAGCGCTGCTAAATGCGCCCTATCAGGCGCTTTATTATCTTAGCGCATTGAGTTAATAAGCCGAGTTAAATACCATTGTGCTTTTTCAGCATCTTGCAACGGTTTGCCTTTATGCCACATCCGCAGCATGTACTTAAGTACCTGACCTTGCAAAAAGCCACGTTCAACACTAGCTGCCAAACTAATGGCATCTTCAATAGTATCGATAACTTCCTGTTTGCCTGAAGTGTAGTGCTTAGGGCTGTTGACCAAATCAGAAGAGTCGGAAGTCAATTCAGGGTTTTCCTTCCTAAAATCTTGCATGTATTCCTCGAATTTATCGTATTCATAGCAGAATTTTTCGTAATCCATTTGACTCGCATATAGTTGACTCGTTATCTAATATAGGACTATATCCCTGAAATTGTGAATATGCCTAGCCCAAAAGGTGATCCCACATATATCAAAAATAAGGAAACGTATTTCATCAACCTTGCTAAACAAGTTGGCCTTGCTTCTACTCATCCTTCTGCTCCAGGTGGCTGCATCGTTGTACGCGACCGTGAAATCGTTGGAGATGGACGAAGTCTCCTGACAGAC